ATCTTTAATATATTTTGAACACATTATTCCATTAGTCCTCATATAAACATATCTCCCCCATTCATCTTGGACCGAATCTGTTTTAATTTTCCATACACCACTTGGTTCATATAAATTATTATAAGATGATGTTACGTACCAATGAAATGATGCATTTATTTTATCACATTTTGATATTTTAATACTATCAACTTCATCATAAAACACTCTTGATAAAATATGTGATGAAAATAATTGCTGTACTTTATAATGTTTTGAACTCGTTACTAATATTAAATCAAATTTTTCATAAAAATTAACATCTTCTATTAGATCTTTTTTTGTTTTTATTCCATAATAATTTAAATTTGTAAATTTCGAAATATATTCTTTCCATTGATGATAAATTGTATGAGGCACAAATAAAATATTAATTGATAAATATTTTTCATTCTTTATTGTAATATTAAAACTATTTGATTCATGTGATACACCTGGAAATGTATTGGAATTTTCTAAATATTTATTTTTCATTATTAATGCCAATATCACAAATGATTTTCCAGAACCAACTTTATCACATATTACACCAAAATCAGTATTCATGTGGTACTGTATATTTTCATATTTTGGTGTTGGATAACGATAAAAATAATAATAATTTTTTTTTGTAATTTTACCTTCAATATATTTATTTTTTTCTAAATCCATACACTGTTTTAATAATGTTAATTGATGTGGAAATAGTTTTATATGCATAAACCCTTCTGGTTGGGTTGTTGTTTTAGAATTTTCATTTATTTTTATTAATTGCATTCGTAAATAATAATAAAAAATACTTTATAAGTATATTTATAATAAATAAAAAATGGATTAAGTAGATATAATTGGAAAAAACATCATTTGTATAAAAAAAAAGCACATAATCATAACATCATAAATCCAATATTCACAAATACAATAATAATTATTATAATTGAGTATTATATACTTATTATGAAATATCAAAATTTATTATTTGGTCTTATTATTGGAATAGTATTATTGTGTGTTTTCAATTCTTCTGATTCAATTGAAAATTTTTATTGTCCAAATTGTAATAGAAACAATTGGACTGGTGAATCAGAATGTGCAAATTGTCATAATTGTGGATGGTGTATTGACCCAAATGGATATGGTTCTTGTGGTATTGGTGATGGCAGAGGACCTTTCTTCAAAGAATGTCGTTCATGGTTTTATCGTGGAATGAAAATGTATGGGTCTGACCCATCTATTTCACAATCGATTAGACCAATGTATGTTGTTTCAACACCATGGTATAATCCTTATGGATGGTTTAGAGGACATCGACGTAGACGCGGTAATAGACGTAGACACGGTAATAGACGTAGACACGGTAATAGACGTAGACACGGTAATAGACGTAGACACGGTTAACTGTGTCATCATTAAAGAAATTTCATATCATGATTATATTTAAGGTCATGAATTTTGCAATATTCTTCTTTTCTTTTATGTAATTTACATCTGAAACCGGTGCTACAAATTGCAATACATCTGTTTTCATCGGGCGGTGGTTCTCTTTTGGATTGTGGTTTGCTATTTATTATACTTGCTAACTTATAATAAGTATCTGGGTCAAACCCCCATCTGTACCAGTTTTTTTTATCTGGATTAAAACAAAATTTATTATCTTTAAGAATTTGTGTTATTGGGTATGTATATCCTTTTACATAAATGTAATTTCCCTTTGATGAAATATTAATACTCATATTATTTTTAAAATTTAAAATTTAAATTTTTATTGTTCAAATTTTAAATAATTTTTATTGCTTTATAATATATGTCATTTAGACCACAACATTCAAGATTTATTAAAAATAATGATGACCTAAGTAAAAAAGAAGATATATTGTATAGAAATACATTGCCATCAATCAGTCATCAAATTCCCCAATTTAATCAAAATAGAACAGATTTTTTTCCGATACCTGGATGTGTTGTTCAATCTTCAATGCATAATTGTGAAAATTTACAACCATTTGTTAATTATTATCAACTTAAACAAAATCAAGATAAAATAAATGATGAATGGAATGATGTGAATATGGATAAAAGATATAAAAATTTACAAAAAGAAAGGGACCAAGACAGTGAATTAAGAAATTTTAATCCCGTCCCATCATTTGATATGATGCCTATTAATACTTCATGTGTTAAAAAAAATACTAAACACTTAGTTAATTATTTACCAATAATAAAATAAAATAAAATAAAATAAAATATGATTTTTTTTTAAATAACAATAATATATTGCAATAATATATTATTACAATGATTGATATTTTTACTGATGGAAGCACAACAAACAATTCTCGCAAGAGTTTAAAAGCAAGAGGGGGTGTTGGAATATATGTTCCAAAATACCCGAAATTAAGTATAGAAGAACCATATTATCTATTCCCTATTACAAATCAAAGATGTGAATTTTATGCATGTATTAGAGCATTACAGATTATTATTTCTAAAAAAAGAAAAAATAAAGTTAAAATTAAAATAATAACTGATTCAAAACATGTTATTGATACAATGACTAAATGGGTAGAAGGGTGGAAAAAAAAGGGATGGAAAAAAAAAGATGGAAAAACTCCAATGAATTTAGATTTAATATATTTCTTATATAATTTAACAAAACAATATGAAAATGAAATTGAAATTATATACCAACATGTTAAAGCACATAAAAAAGAACCGAATAAAGACAGTGCAGGATATTATTTATGGTATGGGAATTTTATGGCTGATAAATTAGCAAATACTGGTAGAGAAAAAAGTATTTGAATATATATATGAGTTATAATTCTTATAACACGCAATTATTTAAAATTAACCTAGATAAAGAATTATTAATACTTATTAAAAAAGTATACAATATTAAAAATATGGATAATTATTCTTTTACAAAAAAATATTTGGGCGAAATTGATATTAGTAATAAGTTAGATGAAATTAAAATAGTTTTATATACCTATTATTTAAATTGCAAGGGTTATAAATATTTAGAAAATATAACAATTAAAAGAAGTATCACTATTTTAAGACAAATAATAAAAGAATTTAATTATAAATTGACGTCGATTGAAAAATATTCACAAAAAAATAAATATACTATTTATAAAATTATTAAAATAAAAAATTTATCCCAGAAAGATTTGCATATGGATTTTGAATAATGTGTTTGAAAATAAATTTAAAAATATATTTTAAATCTATAATGAGTGAAATTTATGTTGAACCATCTGTTTGGGGTCCACCTACATGGCATTTAATTCATCAATTAGCATATAATTATGATGAAAATTTGAAAGAATACTATGAGCTTTTTTTCAAATATTTTGAAGAATTAATACCATGTATTAATTGTAGGAATTCATTTATAAATTATGCTCACACATATCCTCTTGATTTAAATAATAGAGAATCTTTTATAAAATGGACAATTTTAATTCATAATGTTGTTAATAGAAAATTGGGAAAGCCATATATGAATATTAAACTTGCAAATATAATTTATACAAAAAAAATTAATAATAGATTTGTGTATAATTTTATATCGACATTTTCAACAGCATATCTTCAAGAACATGGTAATTTAATCAAATGTAAAGAATTATTCAGGAATTTATTTAAAATTTATCCCGATTTATCTATTCGTAATAAATTAATTAAAATAACAGAAAATGACGAACAATGGAATAATTTAATTTCATCAAAAATATTAGTTAATTTTATATTGATAACATTGAATAAATAAATAATATAGAAATACTATATAGATATGTTCAATAAAAGAAACATATTAATTATTAGTTTATTATTTATTTTAATATTTTGTTTATTTTGTAAAACACAATCATATGAAAATTTTAGTATGAGTTCATTGACCAAATCTTTTGGAAATGAAGCAGGGTCATTGACCAAATCTATTGGAAATGAAGCAGGTTCATTGACCAAATCTATTGGAAATAAAGCAAGTTCATTGACCAAATCTATTGGAAATAAAGCAAGTTCATTGACGAATGAAGCAGGTTCATTGACCAAATCTATTGGAAATAAAGCAGGTTCATTGACGAATGAAGCAGGTTCATTGACGAATGAAGCAGGTTCATTGACGAACTCCGTCAGTCAAAAATTAAATACTTTTAAAAAATCTGTTCCAAAAACTTCAGGAATTTATCAAACAAAAAATCAAGACTGCAATAATAATAATGCGGGAAGTAGCAATTGTGATTTTACTGATAATTCTGATATTAATTTAAAAAAACTTATTGCAGATTCTAAAAGTAGTTGTAAAAATATTAAAAATCTTGAAGACCAATTACATAAAAGCCAACATAATAAATTCCTTCACGAAACAGGAATATGTTCTATTGTTAAAGATGGAAAACATCAATGGGGTCAAATTAATCAAACATTATTTGGACCCGTATGTAAAACTGGAAATCAAAAAGAAAAAAAAGTTATAAAAACAACACCAAAAAAACCAACTATACCAAAAGGTTATAGTGATTGTTTAACTAAATGGCAGGGATATTGTAGTAAGAAAGGACCAAAATATATTATTGATGATAAAAAAAAATGTAATAATAACAAAGGATATCACATTAAATGCAAACAGTTGCTAAATCATGAATTAGACACAAATGATTTTATGACACCATGTAGGCCATCAACATATGATTTTGAGTATGAGTGTTCGCAAATGGGATGGGCAAAATATAAAAATGATAATTATGGTTATCAAAAAATATTTTTTGGTGAAAATGGACATTGTATGAAACCAGATTCGAGTATAGATAATATCATTATACCTGATAACACGATGGCATCTGCAAAATGTTCACAAAAATATAGACGTGGTGTTAATATTTTTGGTGAATATAATCAACTTACAAAATGTTTGCCAGAGTTATCAGATTTTGATAAAGAATGCAAAATATTCAATAATAAATTTTATGCTGATGTAATTGGTGGGTTTGATTGTGTTCCAGGAAAACAAAGAGCAAAATGTAAAATTACAACAAGCAAACCAAGATTTGGTGATACAAAAGAAAAAACATGTAGATATTTTTGTTCAAAACAGTAATAACAATTACAAAAAAAATGATATTTTTTTTGCTTAAAGCATTAAACTTATCTTTAAGTACCATGGAGTCACATAATACATTACCTTGTTATATACCAAATTATAATATAACAAATAATTTTAATTTATTATTAAAAAAATTATTAAAAACGAAATTATCACCTATTGATATTAAAGTAATCAAATTTTTGAAATATATTAATGATGAAAAAAAGAAGATTCCAGAACCGAGTAAACCTCGTATTATTACAAGATCAACTGCTGCCAAATTATTATTAAAAAATGATGATACACAAATTTTTACAGAGATTAGCAAATTGGCTCATATATTATATGATGATATTCGAGTTGGAAATATCAAGAATTTTATTGGAATGCAATTTAGAGATTTAGAGTTTAATTATTTAAAAAAGAAGAAAAAGGTAAAAAAGGGGAATAAATTTTTTAATTGTTTTTCTGTTAAAATTAAAACAGAAAAAAATAATGTTAATATGAAATTTTTTAATAATGGAAGTATTACAATGACAGGATGTATTTCAGATGATAGTGCTGAAAATGCACTAAAAATA